TCTCAAGGTATAATAACTATTCTAAAACCCATAAGAAAACAGTTTAATGAAATCCCTTCGTTTATAATTAGAGAGTTAAAAAATAAATTTGGCAAAGATGCAGAAATAAGAGAGTTCTAATGAATTGGTTTAAAAAAGCACAACAAAGTTTAATGTTTTATCCATATGGTTCAGAACCTAATCAGCAAGGTGAAAAAGTGCGTCCAATTTCCTTCGATCAAGAAAGACAGGAAAATGTTTACGAATGTGCTGACTGTGGAGAACCAGTTTTAGAAGAAGATGTGGAAAAATGGTACACTGATAAAGCTCAAAAGGAGGATGTTTCGTACAATATGCCTCCTTATAATTATGACAATATACTCCAATCTATTACACAAGTATCTCAATATCTATTGCCATTCTATAATCAACTACAACAATATATCAAAGATGAAAATTTAGAATCTAAACGAAATGATACATATGATTATGGTTTTAGGTCTGCATTAGGAAGTTGGGAAGTTCAGGTTCCTCAATTGCCAGAGATTTTAAGAAGCTCACAAGGACTTATGGATATCTGTTCTTTCCAAAATAACGGATATAGTAATAATGAAATTTGTAGTTTATTTAACACGACAGAAATTAGCGGAAGTAAATTAAACGATCTATCTGATATAATTTTAAATCCAGAACAAGAAGCTAAAAAGTTTATGGAATATTCTGGTAAGCAATTTGAAATACCTAAAAAATATCCTTTATGTTATGACTGTTTTGGAGATATGATAAAATGTGAATTTTGTGATGAACAGATATTCCCAGACGATAGAAAATATCAAACAACTTGGAGCGATACAGACTATGCTTGTGAAAAGTGTATTGAGAATGGTCATGCTGACACTTGTATAGAATGTGGAAAAGCTGATTCTCAAGATAGTATGCATTGGAGAGAAGATGAAGGAATGATTTGTAGTGATTGTCATCAAGACTTAGGTGAAAAATCAACAGATTGGGCGAAAGAACAAATAACAAATTTAGATATTCTTGTTGGAAAAAATTTACCTATATCACCAAAAGTATTAAGTAGTCTTTCTACTTTTCTGGAAAGATATGTTGAAAAGTATGGGAATAATGTATTAAATAATAAAGAATGGGGAAGATTATCGTATTTATCTAAAAAAAGCGGTTTGCCTCAAGGTGCTATTGAGTATTTAGATTTTATTGAAAAAACTTATGTGCCTGAATCGGATAGTTATGCATCTGAAAATGTGCAAGATATATTAGGTGATATTAATAATAATATAGAAGCTCAAGGATATATGAAAGAACAATATCCTAATTTAAAATCTTATCAAGATCTTCCTTTTGATATTAAAGTTATGTCAAGTTATAGTAATGAAATGCCAGGTTTTACTATTGGAATAACTCCATCAAAAGATTTTTTTGATTTTGCCGAAAAAAAATATCCTAATATTAAGAACATATGGGACAAAATGGGACAGACTCCTCATCATAATGGAACTCTTGCTTATGCAAGATGTGCTTTTGATATGGGGAATAATTTAGTAATTAATAATTTACAAAGAGATGCAGACTATGATAATTTTATTTCACAAAGTTTTAGAGGTGCAAATGAAGAAGATAAAATCGCGGCTAAATGGTTAGACATAACGACTAAAAATTGGGATTCATTTTTATTAAATCTAGTTAAAACTATGTGTATTTCCAAAAATATTAATGCTTATTTAACAACCTTTGACCAACAAAAAAGTAAATGGGGTAATTTACCGATTCATAAATCGAGAAAAACATATGAAGAAGTTCCAGAAAGAATGGGATTCCCCTTATCTGATCCAGAATATGGTGCATCAGGATTAGTAGAAAGAGGTGGATATGGGGATATGTATCAAGTAGCAAATAACATAGGGATGAATTGGTTTAAAAGAGCACAAAATGAACTGGTATAAAAGAATAAAATATGCTCAAGTATGGGAAGTGGAAAGCGATGAGTCTTTTGCCGAAGAATTAAAAGCTTTCTATGAGTTAGAATATAAGTACCAATGCCTAAAAAATTTCCCATTTGAAGGTATGGACAAAAGATATCAAAACATCTTTAACAAGGTAGAAGAGTCTCTTATGTACACAATGCAAAATCTAAAAGGGACTCTTATGTCTACCTTTAGCGGATGGTTAGAAACTCATGCCCTTACTGACCCTGCTATGTGGGCATCTAAAAGAGCAGATCCTTATGGAGACGGATATATGAGTTCTTATGATGCTGAGGAAGCTTTAGATGGTATCGTAGGAGAATACATAAGATATAGTAATGGAGGACAGTATCCTGTTAATAATAGACCTAACACTTCTACCGTTTTTTCAAATATGCTTGATCAAGTAATATCCGATCCAGGAAAATTTAAATCTCTTCAAGGTGCGCTAAGCGATATACAAGAAATGGATAGAGAGAGATTAGAGAATGATTTATATAGCGATGAATTTGAAAATTTCGGAATAAATGAAAGAGGAGAGGCATTTCAATCAGAAGAAGAAGCTCAAGCGTTTATAGAAGAAAGAGTAGGACAAGCAAGCGTTCAAGATTATGTATCTAATTTTGGCAAAGAAGAACTTTTGAGTTTATTAGAAGGTCAAGGGCAGATGCAAGAATTTCTGATAGAATTAAACCAGCATCTTGTTTTTCCTTTATGGTATGATTATTGGGGAGGTATGGGAATAGACTCAACTAGAGAACTGGCTCAAGAAGCTTATGAGGGACTTGAAAACGCTAATAATTTCGATGAGTTTCATTTAGCTTTAGAAACTGCTATCCAGACATGTCATCAAAATGGTTCTATGTTAGAGTATTTAGAAACCTATGGTGGTGAAGAATATGGTGCAGATCCTCAAGAAATTGAAAATATTATGACCGAATTAACAGAAGGCAAAGGTAATGCGGAATGGGATAAACAGCTTAAATCTATCGGAGTTAAAATTCCAGTATTAGTTAGAAAACGTAATTTAGAGCAAGCACAAGTATAATGAATTGGTATATAAAGAAAATTCTATTAGCAGGAAATGTTGAAGAATATCTTCAAAGCTTAGGTGCTACTCCAGATATTATCCAATTCATTATGTCTCAAGGAGATAATTCCCAAATATTAGTTAATGAGTTTAGAAAAAATCCATCTATAACTGTGGAGCAATTACAAGGATTAATTCCTGCTCAACAAGAGCAAGTAGATCCTTATTATGATAATGAAAAACGATTTGCAAATGATTATCCATCAATTAGTAAATGGATATTGGTTAATATGAGAAAATTAAGAAATGGATTAAGTGATGATAAATTTGATATTCTTTCACCATCAGAACAAAGAAAATATTGGAGTTTTAGAGAAAATATATCAGAGATTAATGATTGGGCATTAAGATCAGAACCTAGACCAGATATTTCTAATTACACTCCAGAACAAGCATCTCAAGCATCTGACGAATGGCATAGAGCGATGGCAGGACAAGGTGAAGGAACTAATTACGAATCTACAAATCAAGAATTAATAATGTATGGCCCTGAATGGAAAAATCCAGAATGGCAAGGTTGGACAGTTCAAAAAGTAATGAGTGAAAATGATTTAACAGCAGAAGGGAATAAAATGGACCACTGTGTTGGCTCTTATTGTGAAGATGTTCAAGGAGGATTTAGTGTAATTTATTCATTAAGAGATCCAAACAATCAACCTCATATCACTATGGACACAGATGATTTCGGAAATATAAAACAAATACAAGGCAAATCAAATTCTACACCAAAAGATGAATATAAAGCAAAGATTAAAGAATGGATTAGCACAAGTGCTGACGATTTGGGAATAGTTAGAGATATCAATGCATTTGAAAATATGGAAGAACAACACCCCTATGATTCACCCAGTGTTAAAGAAATAACAGATGTAATAGAAAATATTGTCCAAGGAGAAGAAAACGAATATGGATTAAAATATATATTTGATAATGATATTGAAACAGTTATAGACGAGATGGTGACAACAGGAGAAGGAGAAGCAAGTGGGTATTATAGTAGAGACAATGGTTATACAGGAGATATAACAGAGTCATCTCCTTATATATCTAATCTTGCTTTAATGTTAGATTTAAAATTACCCAATTGGCCTCGTCATTCTGGGGAATGGGATGTAGTTAAATCAATGCCAAAGCAATCAGACTGGAAGAATATAAATGAAGTTGAAAAATGGGCTTGGGAAACTAGAGATGAAATACAAGAAGATTTTATGCATTATGAAACAGGTTTAGATTATCCTCAAGAAGAAGATTATGAAGACCCTAAAGATTATGAAGAAGCTTTGAGAGAGCATGACGATGCTGAATCAGAAATTCATAATGAGTGGATGGGACAATCTGTTAAAGGCGGATTTGCTAAAGATTTATTAGATGAATTAGAATCATTCAGAAATAGGGGCCTTATTCCAAGTGCTCAAGAACTATATAATATTAAAAAGAAAAAAGAAGAAGAAAAATTAAAAGCCAGTCCTGCTTATCAAAATGCTTATGACAAAGCTAGAAATGCAATTGAACAAAATACACCATTTGAGTCTGTTGCATTGGAGAATATCTAGTGAACTGGTATAAGAAAGCGCAACTAATAAAGATAGCAGCTACAAAATACTTATATCATGGGACAGGTATTCAAAATTTATCTACAATTCTTTCTGAAGGATTAAAAGCAGATGCTGATAAATTATATGATAACGAAATAGAGCATGGGTCTATACAAACATATGGTGGTGCTTATTTAACTGATAATATTATGACAGCTTTATCTTCCGCAGGAAAAAGTTCTGACCTATCTGATTCTAAAGACACATGCCTTGTAACTGTTAAGATAGAAGATTCTACTCCTCATATTGTGTTAGATGAAGATAATTTTCATAGTCCTGCCTTCGCAATAGCAGGAGCTAATACTTATGATATATGTGCCACCAACTGGAGTCCTGACAATCTTGCTTATTTTATATTAAATTCTCTTCCTAGTATGATCGATGATATAACTAATAATTATTTGCAAAATTTTAAAAAAATGAGACATGAAGATTCTGATCAACGTATATTTGATGCTCTTATTCCTTATGCTAAAAATGTAATAGAAACATATTGCTATAGCTCTTTGGCCGCTCAAGTTAATAATTATTTTCAAGGGACTCTTGAATATAAGAAAAAATATTTTGAAGAAAAATATCCTCAATTTATAGGTATAGATGAGGCAACAGCGGCTAGTGAATATAGGTCAGCACATGACACTTTAATTCAAAAATCTCATCGATTAACATCTGATATGGAATCCCAGTTTAGCGCAAATGTTAGGTCTATGGAGAATATATCATACAGAGGAAAAAATAAAATAGTTATGGTATCTTCCATATCAGAGAAAGGTTTAAAAAGTAAATATTATACAGAGGCAGATGTCTTATACTTGTCGGATAATTCTTGCTTAGATCAATTTATAAATGATATAACTGAAAGACTTGGCAGATCGTTGATAGTGAGATATAATAATAATGTATTATATGACAATCCAAGGGAAAGGTTTGAGTCTCCAGTGGAAGAGAAAGCAGCAAGTGGCAATTGGTATAAGAAAGCAGAACAACAGACTGCTGACGATATTGCTAAGAAATGGAGGCAAGAAGGAATCACTCTCTATGTATTCGAGGATGGCGATAAGGTAATTCTCGACTCTATTATAGTTCCACCAGAAAGAAGGAAGCAAGGAATAGGGACTCAGATCATGCAAGAATTAACTAACTATGCTGACTCTGTTGGAAAGAGAATAGAACTAAGTCCTGGTCAGAAAGATGATTATCATGGGACTACTTCTAAAAACAGGTTAGTTAATTTTTATAAGAGATTCGGGCTTATTCAAAATAAGGGTAGGAACAAAGATTTTACAACTAATAAAACAATGTACAGGGACCCAAATGAATTGGTATAAAAAAACATTGACAAGTGAAAGTGAAAATGATAGTATGCTTCCCATGAATAAAGAATTTATAATTATGCGTGGCACTTCAGGAAGTGGAAAAAGCTATAAAGCCAAACAATTGGCAGGAGAAAGTGGAGTTATCTGCTCTGCTGACGATTTTTTTATAGAAAAAGGTGAAGGAGAATATGCTTTTGATCCTTCTTTACTAGGACAAGCTCATAAACAATGTCAAGATAGAGCCACTCAAGCAATTCAGCAAGGAGAATCTCCTGTAATTGTAGATAATACAAATACTCGACTATGGGAGATGAAAAAACTTAAACCTATAATTCAATTAGCACAATCTTTAGGATATGACGTAAGAATAGAAGAACCTGAGACTGATTGGTGGAAATCAAGAGATATCGATGAGATGGTTAATAAGAATTCTCATGGAGTCCCAAGAGAAGCTATTGAGAGAATGGTAAGTAGGTTTGATGAGGGTATTACCGTAGATAATATAATGAATCATGATGAATAATTTAAAAAAATGGCCAAAGAATTGGGTAGAGCATGTTAATGAGACATGCTTTTTTTACTTTGAGAACAAGGGTATATCTTTTATTGATTCAAAAATTCTCTGTTCAGACAAAACAGAAGATGCTCCAATATATGGCATAAGACTAACATTTCAAAAATATGATAAACTCTATGATATTTTTATTAACTATAGTAATCCTAACTTTATAATTAATTATTACTATAAAGATTATTATAAGATAAGGAAGCAAAGAGAATTAGAGCAAGACTTCGTATTTATGGAAGGAAAATTAACTAACGGATCAGATAAGGTCGGAACTTTTAACTATTTCGATTTAGGAGGTCAGGCCGCCAGAAGTAATCTCTTCTCTCCATATAATATAAGCCAAGGTATAGAAACTACTATTAATTTTCATGCTGATAATGGTGATGACGATGATGAAGGGGGGGAGAACGATCCAGTTGAACCATTCTCCCCTAGTGATGTGACAGAGCCAGAGCTACTTCTGTGTTAAATTTTTATAGTTTGAGAAAGTATCTCTCTAACTTTAATATCTTCTGTTTTATACCAACCAGTCGGCATGCCTTCAAAACATTGATCTAAATAAGAACAGTAATGTTTATACCAATTCTTACGAACATGCTCTGCTGATTTGTTTATCTTCTTTTTTTCTGTTCCAGTATTTTTAGAAGCATATCTTTCTGCCTCTTTATTAATATCTTCAGATTCTTTTTTATTCACGCAGATAGGTCCCCAGTGAACTAGTTTTCTATCTTCAGAAATTGCCCAACAATCAACGTTATATTTTGCGAAAGTTAAAAACTGCTTACTAAACTTTATTGCAGAAGGATCATATCCTTGATTCTCTAAATAGCTATTAGAACAAATGCTTTTAACTATTTTATTATCTATAGCAAGAAGATCACCAGAATGGAAAGATGTTCTTGCTAAAATATCAATATCTTTAATCCTCGTATTGGGTTTATCTATATTTTTAGAATAAGACCCCCATATATGCATGGATTTTACCCCTTCTGCATTTTTTAAAGAAGAGACAATTTCTTTAATATGTGGCTGCACATCTTTAATTTTCGGCATACATTTTTTATACCATGAATCCAATATTAATCTCCTTGATATATATCACACTTACTATTCGGAATAAAGCCTCACATACCTTTATTAATAAGTATTTGAAAAAATTCCGATATAAAGATATTGATAAATTAACAGGAAGAGAATAATGAAAAAGAAAATTTATAGTTTTATAGATAACCCTGACAAATATGTTCCACTAATCGCTAAAGAGATTGTAGAGACATTTGATGAGGAGGCTAATGGTGAGAACGTAGAATATAGTTACACTATTGACGGAAATACTAAAGAGGTAAAAGGAAAAGATGCTAATACATATTTCGTGTTTGATACCGCTGGAGAAACATGTATTGATGATTTTAAGAAGCTCTTGTTTGATGAAGATCTAGCAGATATAGAAGAAAAAAGTCCAGAAGAAGAGGAGTTGATGGAAGATGTGAGAGGGTTTCTTTTTAAAGTTTGTAAAAAAATAACTAGTGACTATAAGGGTGATCTTCAAAATACTGTTCGTAGAGTAGTTTTAGGAGGTAGGTATAGCGAAGAACAAGTCCCTCTTGAAGATATCGAGATGATATCTATCGATGTTGCTGATTATTCATCTGTCCCAGAATCTTTTAAATATATTTTAAGAATAGGCAAAGCTCCAGGAACAGAAATAGAAACAGATGAAATTATAAAGTTCGTTCAGGACAGACAAGAAATAACAGGAATGGATATTGATAGTATTTTCTCTATTGAAAAACAAGCAGGTAATCCCTTATTCGAAGATGTTCTAGTTATCGAAACAACAAGAAAATTTTTAAATGAAATATCAATTTATTTCTTTGTAGATTATACGATAAACATAACAGAGGAAGACGAAGAGAGTAGAAATAAGTTGAAAAGTGAAAGTGAAAAAGATAAAGTAGTGGAGACTGAAGGCTAAGATACGATCCATAAATTGCTATGCTATGTTAGTTAGCGGCTTCGGAGCTTAAAATCCTTAACGAGTGGATATCGGGACCATTCGAGCTAAGCATATAGGGTGGAGAATCGGGACTCCCTACTTCAGTCGTAAGGCCCTAGTAGCTCAATGGATTTTAGAGCATCCGACACCGAATCGGAAGGATGTGGGTTCAATTCCCATCTGGGGTAATAGCTTCGGTAGCTTAGAGGTTAAAGCGATTGATTCCGAATCAAAAGATCAGGGGTTCGATCCCCCTCCGAAGCACTATGCACCTATGGTATAAAGGAATTACGCGTGCTTCCCAAGCATAAAATTCGGGTTCGATTCCCGATAGGTGCTTTCATTTCAGAAATCACTTGACAAATAGAAAGAAAGTAGTATAATCATTACCGACACATTTTTTTTCATAACCGACACAAAAATAAAGGATTTTTATTCTTCATGTAGAATATTAATATATCTACAATTAAATTGGAGAATAAAATGAGTAAGGAATGGACAAAAGAAGAGAAAAAAATATTAAAAAAGTATTACAAGAAAAAAGATAAAAAAGAATTAATGGAGTTATTGCCTAATCGTTCATGGGCGGCAATTAATCAATATTCTCAAAAACTAAATATAAAAAGAAGTTACGATACAGTTAGAACAACTAATGTGAAAAAATTAATAGAAGAAACCCCAGAAGCATATTACTGGATGGGGTTCTTAATGGCAGATGGCCATTTTACGGAAAAAAGAATAATAGTAGGACTTAGTATAAAGGATGTGGATCATATTAAAAAATTCGCAAAATTTATATCTGCTGATTATTCAGAGGGTAATAAAAAATGTTGTGGTAAATACTATGGTAGCTGCTCTGTGTCAGCAGCAAACTCTGATATAGTTCCTTTGTTAAGAGAAAAATTTAAAATACATAGCAATAAAACACATAACCCTTGTGATATAACATGGATTAAAAATAATGGTCTTCTATTAAGCCTTATAATAGGATTTATAGATGGAGATGGGAGTATTTCAAGACAAACAAATAGAACAGATACTTTTTTGAGAATTAAATGCCATTCTAGTTGGCTTTTTAATTTACAATTTATAAGTGATATTATATGTAAAGATTGCAATTTAAAACCGAACATAGCAGCAATAAATAGACAAGGATATGCAGCGGTTGCCTTTTCAAATTCAATAATTTTAAAATTTTTAAAGAAAAAAGGCAAAGATCTAAAATTGCCTGTTTTAAAAAGAAAATGGGATAGAGTTAATGAAAATTTTATAAGCAAATTTGAAGAATATAGTTATATATTAAAAGAGGTTAAAAACTTAATAAAGGAAGGTCTTAAGAATTACGATATAGCTGATATAGTTGATAGATCTCCTGCTAGTATTTATCAAATGGTAAAAAAACATAATCTTAGGAAAATATAAATGAGTAATGAAGTATCAAAAGTATATCTGCTGACGGACACGCATTTTTTTCATGATAAGATGCAAAAGTTTTGCGATAGACCTGCTGACTTTGGCGAGAAGATAATAAAACAGTGGAGAGTAACAGTTCAACCCCAAGACCTAGTTTATCACTTAGGAGACGTTACATGGGGCAACAGGGAGCAACTACAACAGATAATGAGTAGCTTGCCTGGGACTAAGATCCTAGTGAGAGGAAACCACGATAGAAATCACTCTAACAACTGGTTTATGCAAGTTGGCTTTGCAGCAGTTGTAGAGAAGGTTCAGGTTAGTGGTGTAATCTTATCTCATTTCCCTACTGAGCTGACTCAGGAAGAAATTGACTATGGAATAATAAATATTCACGGTCATTTTCATAATAATGATCCTAAGAAATGGGAGCAAAAATTTAAGAAAAGAATCACTTCTAGTCATTTTTTGATGATTTTAGAGAATATAGAATATCGCCCTGTAGACCTCCAAAAGGCACGTAAGGGAAAATTTGTATATAATTCTAAAAAACTTCTTGAAAGTGAAAGTGAATATGTTAAAAAGTGGTAGTTGAAGTAACTTATGGAAATTTGATTTTAATAATGAGGTAGAGCAATGAGTAAAGTGGTAAAAACTAAAGCTAAGCGTAAAGATGGTATCAGCATCATTAAAAAGAATGTTGGTAAGTTTCAGAGTATTGTTGATGGTCTTGATAAGGGTATTAACCTTTGTGATAGCGAAATATCAACAAATTCAAAATCTATAATAGCACCTAACAATAGAAATGAAGAAATTGGCAAGTCAATGGAACAGGCCGTAGCATTTCAAGGCAATTTGAGATCTATGCTTGCTGTGCCTCAAAAAGATGCTGTAGAAGAAAAAAAAGAGGATTAATCGTATAATCCTGTAAAATTAATGTGATTGCCCTTTAGTATAATGGGAGTACGGCTGGTTCTGAGCCAGTTAGTCATGGTTCGAATCCATGAAGGGCAGTTTTTATTCTTGGGAAAGAAATGAACAGTAACACAAATAATTTGGAGCCTGAACCGTCAGACAAACCATTGTCGTACGGACTTTTTAAAAACAGGAGTAGTTGTGGTTATTTCGAGAGAAATATCTGTAGATATAATGAAGTATCTACAGAACAAAAAAGGACTATCTATAGCTGATATCGCTAAAGCTATGTCCACTTCTCCCGAATTTATTCAATTTGTTATCGAAGGAAAACTTCCACTTACATCTGATCATGTTAATAATCTCACTCATAATATGAATATTAGATTTTGGCAGTTAGCTGATGATGCTATTCCTGATAATCATCTTCCTCCAAAAGTTTTAAAGAAGGTTAAAATATGCAAAGAGATATCAGAACATATCGAAAAGTCTAAAAATAAATTTTAAAAATGACTTGAAAGTGATTGTGTTTTGTGTTATAATCCCTGTAATAATAAATAATGATATAAATAACGATAAAATAAGGATTTATAACAATGATGAAGCATAAGTATTTTGGATGTGAGTGTTTTTGTTTAAATCACATTGCTGGGTTTGGCTATTTTTTGCCTGAAAAGGGTGAAGAAATTGACGAAGAATATAATGATATTTATCTCACAGTTAAAACAGATTATCTTTATCATAATATCATTCCTCCTCTTAACCCTATGGATCTAGGTTATTATTTTCGTTTTCATGTCTTAAAAAGAGTCCCTATTGCTTTAGGATATATCTTTCAAAAAAACTATACTAGAAAAAATGGTATAATGAATTGCTTTGATTTTAGAATCGAAGATCTCTCCGAAATAAAAGAATTTCTATCAAATCTTTCAAGTGAGGAAAAGGTAGATAAATTAGGTGTCCTTTCCAAGATTGTTACAGGTAAAGAAATAGATATAATGAAATTTTGCCATACTATTGATAATGGAAAATGGTTGATTAGATTTAATATTACTCAGTGGGATAAAGATACTCAATATGAGTTTGGATGGGATCTTCAATTTCGTCCAAGAAATATATTAGGAAGAATTAATTATGCTCTAAAATATCTTTTTGGAAAAGTTGATGATGAGCAAAATTTCGAAATAAACAAAAACGATGCTGAGCATCTTAATGGCTTAATAGCAGTTGTAGAAAAGGTAAATAATGAAAGAACTGAATCTGAAAATTAAGAGTTGTGATGACTGCCTATACTCAAAAATTAAGGATAAAGATATGTCTTGGGAGAGTATCCATTGTGGAGGGCATGGTGGTAAAAAAATTCGCTCAGTACACGATGGTTCGAATAAAGTTGCTTTTCCCAAATGGTGCCCTCTTAAAGATATGAGAGAGCAAGGTGTTAAAGTAGGTGTTTCTGTTTTTATCTTTAACAAATTTAATGAAATACTTATAGGTCATAGAATTCCTGATGATCTATGGGGATTACCTGGAGGCGGAATGATAGCAGGAGAAACTCCAAAAAGAACTGCTATAAGAGAGACATTTGAAGAAACGTCACTAAATATCGCTGAAGAATGGTTAGAATTTGCGACTTTTACTAATGATATATTTTTAGAAGAAAAAAATGAGCATTGGATAACTCTCTATTTTATCTCTCGACAATACTTGGGAGTTCCTAATATAGTAGAGCCTGACAAATGTTCAGTATGGCAGTGGTGTAGTTTAGATAAGCTTCCTTCTAATCTATTCTGTGAATGGGGTAAATTTATTCCAGAGTTGAAGAGTATGGTAACAAAAACCAGTCTCTGAGTTTTTCAAAATGGTATAGTAGAAGAATGATAAAAATAATACTTAAATAAGGTAAAAATAATGATTAAAGAACCTAAATCAAGAATTAAGAGGTTAGAAAAGACACTTATTGCTCTTGATACCGCTTTTCATGTATCAGGTGATGATTGTATTGATCCGTTTACAGATGAAGTTGTCCTCGACAATGAATACGATGCCCTAAAAGCGGAACTTATGACTCTTTGCCCTGAATCAAAGATATTTACCGAAGTTACTGCTGCTAAAGAGATTAAGGGAACAAAAATCGTTCATGATCCTCCTATGACTTCTATTGGAAAATGCAATGGAACTGAAAAGGAAAAAGATACTATTCTTCACAAGTTTTTTGAAGACTGTCTCAAGATAGATAATATCTCGCCTTCAGGTATAAGAAAATCATTGCCCATTTGGTTAAAAAACTTTTTCACAATGTCTTTGAAACACGATGGTCTTGCTCTTTCATGTATATATAAAGATGGAGAGTTAATAAGTGTAGGACTAAGAAGCAAAAGTGGTGTGGATGGGATCGATGTGACTGATAAAGCAAAATATATCGATGGTCTACCACAAACTCTAAAACGACCTGTAACTTGCATAGTTAGAGGAGAAGTTGAAACACCTGTATCTGATTTTAATAGAGTCAGCGCAGAATTAGGTGCTGATGCCAAAGCAAATCCAAGGGCGCATACTGCTGGAAGTATGAACCAAAAGACAGCAGAAAAAATGAAAAAGAGAGGGTTGAGATTCACAGCATACAATGTTGTCGGAGTTGACAACCCACCATACAAAACAGAAATCGAAAGAGCAAAATGGACATCAAAGTTAGGCTTTCATTTTGTAAAAACAGTTCCTTTTACTTACGATATGCTAAAGACGTTTGAAGACAACCATCGTAGATTAGACTTTATGGTTGATGGTGTTGTGATCTCTATTAGTAATTTAGAGCTTCAAGCACAAATGGGGCATTCGGGAAATAAGCTTACAGGAAATCCTAAAGGTAAACTTGCTTTCAAATTCAAAGACGAAGTTAAGAATGCTGTTGTAAAAGATATTACATGGCAAACAGGTAGGACTGGGAATATCACTCCTGTTCTTATCTTTGATGGAATCCAATTGGAAGGTACAACGGTTGGTCGTTGCACTGCTCATAATCTTGGAATGATTAAGAGTAATAAAATTGGAATTGGCACAGAGATTGAAATCATTAAGTCAGGAAAAATTATTCCTAAGATTCACAAAGTTGTTGATGCTAAGGGATCTGCTAATATTCCTGCGAAGTGTCCATCTTGCAAAGGTGATCTTGTAGAAGTAGATGGTTCTGATGGAGCATTGTCATTAGTTTGTAAAAGTGATGCTTGCCCTGCTCAAAATGTTAAGAACCTTAATCACTGGATGAAGATATTGGGAGTTAAGGGTATCGCAGGAAGCACTATCAACAAGTTGATCGATGCAGGTGTTGTTCAAAGGCCAGGGGATTTCTATCGTTTAACAGTAGATGGTTTGTTGAAAGTTGGTTTTACAAAAAGAACTGCTGTTCTTATTGTTGCAAGAGTATGGATGGTCAATGCTCCTGAAAATATTAAAGATGATGATCTTATTATAGATGCTATTAAGGGTCATAAGGCATCTAAAATTACAATGCCGTTGGCTAAATTCTTTGCAGCATTCGGCATTGAGTCAGCAGGAAAAGAAGCAGGCAGAATTCTTGAGCAAAAAGTCGGAAATTGGGATAAAGTTAAAGCATTAGGACTCAGTGAGTTAGAAACCTTCGATGGTATCGGACCTACTATGTCTACTGAAATCGTCAAATACTTCAATGATAACGAAAATATGATTATTGATGTTGAACGATATTTTAGATTAGAATCAAAAGTAGTAACAGGGAAATTTGGAGGAAAGAATTTTGTTCTTTCAGGTTCTGTAGATGGTGGAAAAGACTACTGGAGAAGCGAAATCGAAGCAAAAGGTGGAACTATTAAAAGTAGTGTTGGTAAGAAAACAGATTACCTTGTTGCAGGAGATGGTTCAGGTGCTAAAACAGATAAGGCAAACGAATTGAATATTCCTATTTTAACTGTTGATGAATTGGAAAAATTGCTTAATGAATAAAAATGATAAAATAAAAATAATTAAACATGAAAATCCAGAACCATTAAAAGAATACGGAGATATATTATATCCATTTATAAGTTGGGACACGACATTGACAGCCGATGGTTGGTATACAAAATTTCCTGAAGATTTTTATGAGAATAAACCATATTACCCTTTAACAGCGGTTGGTCAAAATCCTTGGGAATCTCTTATTAGATTAGGAGTTAATTGTTTTGATTTTAAAGAATCAGTTCAATACGAATGTCCTTATAATAAGTATATCCATTTTTGGTCTATTCCAGTTGTAATTTTTACAGATGATGTGAAATTTTGGCTAGATAGGTATCAGGTAACTTCTCGTGAAAAATATCTTGATCAAGAGAGAATTAAAAAGTTCTCTCCTATAAAAGTAAAAAACAGTTTATCATTTACAAAAGTTCAAAGATCTCTTTTGGGTCCAGGGTATACTAGCGGCACAGCAGTAACGGATGGTAATGGATTTTTATATGATACTTTGTTAGCTTTAGATAATGGCGATTTTCTTGGAACTAAAGTTTGGATGTGGTTCAATAAATAATGGGAAAGTGGAATTACAGATTAGTATATCATCCTCCTTCAACCTATATGGTTAGTAAGACAAAGTTTGATAGAGAAGAGTATCTTGCTATACATGAAGTCTATTACGATGATGATGGAAATCCTAATAGTATGACAATAGATGAGATAGTAACAGGTGACGAAGGACCATTTTCTTTGTCATCTTTAAAGTGGATATTAGAACATCAGTTAGAAGCATTAACAAAACCGATATTAACAGATAAACTTGAAAACAGTCAATATAAAGAAATTTCACAGGAGAAACAAGATGACTTTAGCAAAAGCATTGAAGCAAAAGAATAGACTGGCTCAAAAAATCTCTAAACTTCAACAAGAGATTCAAAGAGAAAACAGTGTTAGAGCGGACGATCCTAGAAAGATCAACGTAGAAGATTTGTTCAAAGAACTTAATAATAAAGTTGATGAACTTATCAAATTGAAAATTGCTATTTTTATAGCTTCTACTCCAATGAGAGAAAGCATTTTAAGACTTAGTGAGCTGAAGTCTAAGGTCGTCTTTCTTCAAAGTATTAGCACAACAGAGGGCATAGTCAGCGGTTTTAGAGAAGATCCCGTTGAGTATACTGTGGTCTACGATAAAATATTTGTAAAAGAACAGGTAGAATTGTGTGAGAAGAAGATAGATGAAATCCAAGATGAGTTGGACAAGTTTAACCACACAACAGATATAGATGTTTAACGGTTAGGAGAATTGGAAGAACAGAAAAAATGGATATTTACGAACGCCTTTATGGCACTTTGATTTTGATCTTATGATATAAAAATTCAAGATTCAATTTTATAACACATAAGAAGCAAAAAGTAAAATTCAATATATTATATTTTTTCTAAGTACTTTGATTCTCCTAACTTATATCTTTTTCGGAAAAAGTAGAAAAAAGTGAAAAAAGAGTTGACATTCATAAGCGAAAGCTTATAATGTTGTATATTGTAGTAATAGATGATAATAAATAATTTGGAAAGGACGTAGCAATGGCAGAACGAACAGATCTATTAATCATTGACCCACAAATCGATTTCTGTGATCCCAATGGTAGTCTTTATGTTGATGGGGCAGAAAAAGACATGGAAAGAGTAGCCTCGCTAATAGATAGATGCGGGTCTAAAATTAAACAAATCCACGTAACACTGGATTGTCACCACTTGATAGATGTTGCTCACCCTCCAATGTGGAGAGATAGTGACGGAAATCCACCACCAGATTTTACGGAAATTACCGCTCAAGAAATGAGAGACGGAAAATGGACTCCTGTTCTACTTCAGTATAAGCAGAGATTCATTGACTATGCCGATGCTCTGGAATCTTCTAAGAAAAAGAAACTTTGTATTTGGCCACCTCACTGCTTAATTGGAAGTAATGGCAATGCTGTTTTTCCAGTGCTGTTTGATGCCCTAAAAAAATGGGAAGAGAACAATAAAAAGAATGTTCACTATGTTAGTAAGGGTTCTAATCCGTTCACGGAACATTACTCTGCTGTTAAAGCAGAAGTTACTGATCCAACTGACCCAACAACTCAGTTGAATACCAAACTTATCCAAACTATTCAGGATGCTGATGTTACATGGATAGCGGGAGAGGCTGGAAGTCACTGCGTTAAAGAGACTGTCGAAGATATTGCTGACGGATTCGGTGATGATAGTTATATTAAAAAGCTGAAACTGCTAACAGATGCTGTTAGTCCTGTTATCAGCCCATTCGTAGATTTTCCTGCTATTCAGGCGCAGTTTATTGCTGACCTGACTGCAAGGGGAATGCAAACTGCACTGACAACTGATTTTTAAGGAATCTTATCGTGAACAGTAAAACTTTAGAACAACACAGTTTAACGGGCCAGCACTTTGGTTATTCAGCGGCAGGGATTGATGATCTTGGTGCTACTGAATACACTCTTGTCACTATCGCAGTTGATGAGAGTGGTAGTGTCTCTGCCTTTAAAGATGAAATGATAGCTTGTATTCAAGAAGTTGTCAAGGCATGTAAGTTCAGTCCAAGATCTGATTACCTGCTTATAAGACTTGTTGCTTTTAACGGAGCTATGAGAGAAATTCACGGATTTAAACAGTTGATAGACTGTGATGTGAATGACTATCTTGGAGCAATCACTCCTTGTGGAAGCACAGCTTTGTTTGAGACTGCTCGTAATGCTATCACTGCTACAAATGATTATGGTAAGCAGTTGGCAGATAGCGATTTTGAAGCTAATGCTATTGTCTTTATTATTACTGACGGTGGAGACAACTCATCAGGAAGTATAACTGCAACTGAGGTCGGCAATGTTTTAAATGAAGCAAGGAGAGACGAAGCTCTTGAGTCAATCAATACTATCCTGATCGGTGTCGGAGTTGGTAGTTATAGCGGAGTTAGCACTTACCTTGATGCCTTCAAAAACGATGCTGGGCTAACTCAGTATGTAGAGATTAAAGATGCTAATGATAAAAGTTTGGCAAAAGTTGCAGACTTTATTTCTAAGTCTGTATCAAGTCAAAGTTCTTCTCTTGGAACAGGCGGTCCAAGTCAAGCATTGACTTTCTAAAAACAATTTCGTGGGCATGGAACCCTACCTGTCCTTTTGGGTGGGTAGGGTTTTTTTTATAGGAGAAAATAAAATGGAACTGACAGTAGAAATGTTAAGAATAGCAATAGCAGGAAAACCAGCTAATGCTAAAGTAAAAATAGGCACATGCACATTCGACAACGATGGAGAAACTATAAGAAGCAAAGAAGCCGCTGATATATATGAAGTTAATAGTTACGCTCCAGATGAAGCAGACCCATCAGATACCTCACAAATAAAAACTGTGGTATTAACAATAGTAGGATCAATAGGAGAGAAATAAATGAATACCGATTGTGCTTTTTATATTGGAACCACTCATGATATTTGTCAAGACTATGCTCTAGCAGGTCAAAAATCTATCGCAGTGTCAGACGGTTGTTCAGGTTCTCCTCGTTCTGATATAGGATCAAGAGTTCTTAGCATAACTGCTATGAATAAAATGGTAGAGTTAGATAGCCTTGCAAATTTTGATGAAAAAGAATGTATCCTACTTGCTCGTCCTGCTATAAAAATACTGAATATGCCTAATGAATGTTTAGATGCGACTCTTCTCACTGCTACAGCGTATGAGACAGGAGCTATGGCATTATGTTATGGTGATGGAGTTATAGCTATCAAAATTAAGAACGGCAATTTGGTTATCATAGATTGTGCTTATTCTGACAGCTATCCATTTTACATGAACTATCTTTATGATCGAACTGGCAGGTATTCAGATTGGATTCAAAACCATAACAAAAGAGATGTTGCTCAGACAGTCCTTAGCCCTGAGGGAGAATGGATAGCAACAGTGTCAGCAAAACATAACGTTGAACGAATAGAAAATGATCTTGGTCTTATAAGATTAACTGAGAACAGAGTGGCTGTAGAAATAGCTGTTAAAGAAGAAGTAGAATATATGGCTATTATGTCAGATGGTGTTCATAGTTTTTATGAAACTATTATGACAAATACTTCTAAATGTAACAAGTCTCTATCTTACATAGATGTAGTTAAAGAACTTTTATCTTTCAAGAATTTTAATACATCATTCGTTCAAAGAAGAATGAATAAGTTTCGTAAGAATTGTGCTAAAAAGAACTGGGGCAATGCTGATGATCTTTCATTAGCTGTTATTTATTTCGGAGAATAAAATGGCAGGGTTAGAAGTTAACTATTTTTGTATTCGTTGCATGACATCTCTAACAGGCAAGCAAGAGAAATTTTGTAGTGATAAGTGTGGCAGAAAGTATAGACATAAAATATCTAACCGCAAAAAATGGAAAGAAATTAATGCCAAAGCTAAAACTAAAAAAATAGAAAAAAAGACCAGACGAAAAATACTGATTGAACAAGAAGCAAAAAGGCGAGAGGAATTGGAATCAAAAGATATTTGTCCTGCTTGTGGATCTTGGGATAAAGATACAAGAAAAGATTATGATGTGATTTATAAGGGAATCAAAGGTAAATGTTTAAATCCTATTTGTAAGGCAGAATGGAAAATAAAAGTTCCTAACTAAAATAATTTAAATTTTTATTATTCCTAACTTTCTTTCCATAAATGGTATTTTTAATAGTATTGCTTTCTTTTTTATTTTAATTAAGAGAGGCCTATATGAGATATACATTTCAGCTAGTTTGTATTTTTTTCTTATGCTTTTATCATCTTGAGGCAAATTAATGCTTCTTTCTCTAATAAATGCAGGTTTGGAGTTGCATTTTTCATTAAAATAATCATATAAGAAGTTTTTAATATAATCTAGATTTTGTAACCAAGAAGGATGTAATGATATACTAAGAGTATATGCTTCACAATTTTTATTTTTACTGATACTCCCATCTCCATCTATAATTCCCATAATGAGAGAGAATAAAAGTTCTTCATTTTGTATATTTAAGTCGCAAGGTTCATATGTTTTTCTGTTAGTTATTTTAAATTTATTTTTTAACTGCCTTACATTAGAGGCATCTATAGATCGTACCTGGCAATAATCATGAGGCATTTTATGTATTTTATTATTAGAATTTATAAATTTTTTATACCTTAAAAGATGATCCATATCTTTATAACTCATTCCTAAAGAAATTCTATTTTCTGTAAAGCTACCATCTGCCATTAAAAACCCTATCCAATAATAAGATATAGGGTCATCTCTTAATAAAATAGAAATATCAGATAATTTTCTAGATTTTCTACGTATTTTTAAATATCTAGCTTTATCTTTAATTTGACTCCATGTCCTATTTCTTAAACTCCCCATTAAGAGATGTTTACTCCCTTCATAATAATTCCTGATTAAAAAATTAGTTTCTAATTCTGTCCATTTATTATATCTTTTAATCATAATTTTACCTATTAAATAATCTCTCTTAACGGGTATATGTTTAATAGTTTTTACTAAAATCCTTTAATATTCTTGACAAAAGCGAAAAAAAAGTTATAATTATGAAATGAAAGTGAAAATACAAAAAACCAATAAGGAAATCAATTTAACGAAAAATAAGTTTGTTAGCTCTGGAGGGGAAGGTTTGATCTTCGCTTCTAAGGGGTACGCTTATAAGATATATAATAATATTAAAGCTGTTATCCCCTATGCTAAAATGCAAGAGTTATCTTTGATTAAAGATTCGAATGTTATAAAACCAGAAAGATTGCTCTTGAATGGTAAAAATCAGCCCGTTGGTTATACCATGAAGCATATCTCACAATCTTATGCCCTTTGTCAGATATTCCCCAAAGCATTCAGAGATAGAATGGGGTTAGATATAAAAAATATTCTTGATCTTGTCCAAAAAATGCAAAAAACTATAACAAATATACATGATCAGAAAATTCTGATTGTCGATTTAAATGAAATGAATTTTCTTGTAAATAAAAAATTTGATAATGTATTTTTCATAGATGTAGATAGCTATCAAACTCAAAGTTTCCCCGCTACGGCTATTATGGAGTCTATCAGAGATAGACATAACGTTTCCTTTAGTGAATTAACTGACTGGTTTTCATTTGCTATAGTATCATTTCAGATGTTCACTTCAATACACCCCTACAAAGGGAAACACCCTTCCATAAAAGGTATGGAAGATAGAATGATGGCCAATATCCCTGTCTTTCATAAAGATGTCAAATTCCCAAAAAACGTATTGCCTTTTGATGTTATACCTAAGGCATATAAAGATTGGTATAAAGCAGTCCTGTATGAAGGAAAGAGATTTGCTCCTCCAACAGATCTTGTTCAGATGATTGTTGTGCCTGTTGTAGTTACAACAGTCATAGGCAATGAGAGTTTTGATATCACAGAAGTGTTTGAATATGATAGCAATATAATCAGATATATATCTGTGAACGGAACAAGGGCAACAATAACTTCTGATGATCTTTATATAGGTAATAAAAAGGTTGTCCAAACGTGTGATAAAAACATGCATATTGCTGTAACCCCATTAATGAATAAAATTATATCAGTAACACTTGTTGATGGAAGTATTTCACTTTATAACTCTACTGATGGAGATATACCTACACACGATATAAAAGCAGATGATATTATGTCTTACAAAGATAGAGTCTATATTAAAAATAATGATAAGGTGTCTGAACTTAGCTTTGTTGAGATGGGAAAGAATATTCACGCAGTCCCTAAGCACGTAGGAAACGTTATGGAGAACTCTTCTAAGTTTTATGATGGAGTTATCATACAAAACGTTTTAGGCTCTTTCGTGGCATCTGTGTTCCCCTCAGCAGGAGTTCACCATCAGATCCAATGCCAAGAGTTTAAGGGCTATCAAGTTATCGAAGCTAAGTATCGAGACAACGTTCTTATTGTTATTGCCAGCAAAAAAGGAAAATACGATAAGTTTATTTTGAAATTCGATGAGAAGTTCTCCTCTTATTCATTAAGAAAAGTCGAAGATGTGTCATATGTTGGTATTAACTTTACCGTTTTAGATAATGGTCTAGTAGTCCATATTAACGAAAATGAAGAATTGGAAATATTCTCTAATAAAAAAGACTCAGGCAAAGTAAAAGTGATCGATAATAATTTGATAACAGGAGACATGAAACTGTTTAACGATGGTGTTCAAGTTATGTTCTCCAAGGGTAAAAAACTGTATAAACTTAAGATGAAATAAAATGGACGAGCAAAAAGAATATTGGATTAGATTATTTATTAAAAGATGCCTCTCTTTGGACAATTATGAAAAACAAAGACATCTCTTTATTGAGTGGTGTGGAAAAACATATAACGTCTCAGATGGTATTTTTGAAGATCTAAAAAAGAAGTATACAATAAAAAACTATATTGATAGGCTTGTTCCTGTTATAGATAAGTATTTTACGCTTGAAGATCTAAAGGCTTCTATTAGATTTTATTCTTCCGATGCTGGAAAAAAGATATTAGATTATCAATTTTCTCAGGATATGGGAGAAGTCGGAAAAGATATAGGAGAAGAGATAGAAAAAGATTTTGCAAAGAAGAAATAATTTCACTTGACACAAAGTGAAAAAAGTGATATAATCTCATTTCGAATGATAATAATGATATAAATAATTAGAAATGAAGAACTTATGAAAATTATAGAAAAAGGTAACGGAAAAGCACTTTTCTCCGAAAACTATAACTATATATTCAGAAAAAGTGACGGATTCTTTATGAGGTGGGGTAAAACTACTCAAGAAGATCCTCAATTCTCCCCGTACGGACCTGAACTGATTGATATGGAATTATCTATTAATGGATGTCCTAATAATTGTTCATTTTGCTACAAGAGCAATAATTCTTCAGAACCTATAAATATGAGTTTTGATACATTCGTTAAGATTTTTAAAAAATTACCAAAAACAGTTACTCAAATTGCATTTGGAATAACTGGAATTCAGACTAATCCAAATTTTTTAAAAATTTTAGAATATTGTAAAGAGAATGGAGTAATTCCTAATTTTACTTTATCAGGAATTGATCTAACAGATTCTATAGCTTTGCAATGTTCTAAATTGATTGGAGCGGTTGCTGTTTCAGCGTATCAGCAAGATAAAAATATTTGTTATAATACTGTTGAAAAATTTATAGGGATGGGAATCTCTCAAACAAATATACACCTATTGGTAGCAGAAGAAAATTTAGATTTTGTATACGAAGTTGTAAAAGACAGCCAAACAGATAAAAGGTTAAAAAATTTAAATGCTATCGTATTATTAGGAGTTAAAAGCAAAGGAAGGGCAAAAGAGTCTTATTCTTCGTTATCTTCTAATAAATTCCAAAAATTAGTAAAATATTGTTTTGATAATGAAATCGATATCGGATTTGATAGCTGTTCGGCTCCTAAATTTGAATCATCTATAAAAAATATGGATATGAGCGAGTCTAGAAAACAAGAATTAAATATGCTTAGCGAAAGCTGTGAAAGTTTTGGATTATTTTCAGCTTATATTAATGTTTTTGGAGATTATTTTCCATGTTCTTTTGCCGAAAATGAAAAAGGGTGGGAAAACGGATTGTCAGTCCTGCATTGTGATGATTTTTTAAAAGATATATGGTTTTCAAATAAGGTTAAAAAGTGGAGAAAAAAATCACTTGACACTTGTTATAATAATGGGTGTCGAAGATGCCTTATTTTTGAAGAGATAAATCCTGAAAAATTTTAAAGAAATTACTTCTCAAGCTTGTATGATCATAGTTTACGGTATCTGTCTATACATGGTAGTCGCTATGCTTATTATTTTCTGGAAATTATATTTAATCATGTTAGGGCTGATCGCCCTTGCAGTTTATTTGGAGCCAAAATGACTAAAGAAGAACACAAAGAATATGAAGAGAAAAGAAAAGTTATTGAAGCAATGACCCCTGATGAAAGAATGAAAAGACTTGATGAGATAAGCACTGAAGTTTTCATCATGGCTAATTCTTTTGCAGGGGATCAAGAAGGGATTCCTGAGGGTCTTGGTGTTGTCCTGCATCAGTCTGTTAATAAGATGATGGAGGCTCAGAAAATGTATGATGGGGAAATCCCTGGAGGTATTCCTATGGATGCAATTATGTCGACATGTGGACTTGACAACCCTGGCATGATAGATCTGCTTGCAGGCATAACCGAACCAGGTCATGGGACTTCTATGGCTGATCTGCAACTCAAAGATGAACAGTATGCAAATGATTTGGAGAATAGCTCCGATGAGTGAAGCTTGGTATAAAGAATATTGTCCAAAATGTGAAGCAGTTAATTGGATCTGTAATGGCGATGAGTCTGATATAACTGCCATGGATGTCGATGGATACAAGTGTAGAAAATGTGGAGTTATTCATTATCTTGGCCCTGATTATGAATGGGACTCAGAACAGGGTCACTGGGAAAGTGTGGAAGATTGCAATTGGGAGTTAGGAAAAGAAACTCCTGATTAAGGAAATGGATTATGGACGGATATATAAGATTTAGTTGCGAAAAATGTAAATTTAAAATTAAGGCTTTGGAAAAGTATGCTGGCAAAAAAGGAAAATGTCCTAAGTGTAAAGCAATGTGTATTATTCCTAAAGAAGAGTATACAATATCGGACATTGAAAAAGACCTAGCAGAATTAGGTCTTGAAGATGCTCTCCATGCGTCAGGAACAGGTATAAATATTAAAGAGTGGTAATTATGAAATTTAGAACAGGATTTGTTGCAAATAGTTCAAGCAGTTCATTTATCGTTGCGTTCGCACATAGACCTAAATCTGTGGCCGATCTTAAAGAGATGATGTTCGGCAAACAAGAATGGCATTATACAGGCATCTATGGAGATGGCGAAACAGATATATCAACTCAAAGTATTGCTGAAGCAGTATTTGAAGATGTGAAAAAGAAAGCAACTAAAAAGCAAGTCTATGAGTCAATTAGAAATGGTTACTTTAAGCCTTATCTAATTCCTGAGTTGTTCCCTGGAATACATATGAGTGACACACAAGGTCTTAGTTATCAGAATAAAGAAGAGAAGAAAGAGATAGATCGAATATGGAAAGAGTCAGATGAAATAAATGATGCTAGAGCAATGGCAATAGCAGAAGGATTTATAAATGGACATGACGATAAATTTATTGTTGTATTAAGATATTCAGATGAAGATAGTGGTTTATTCTCAATACTTGAACATTCAGGCATATTTAAAAGATTAGATCATATTATAACAAGTTATCACTAGGAGTAACTATGAAAGCCAGAACAGGATTTATATCGAACTCAAGCACATCATGTTTTATCTGTGCAAGATGGGGGACTCACAAATATACTATTAAGAAAACAACAGAAATTCTACAAAAGATGCTGGACTTCTACAACAATTTAGAAGGAGAAGAACTCTCTTTTAATAGCGTTTTTGAAAAACCAAAAAAAGCAACAAAAGGAGATATAGAACTTCTTGATGGGTGGGATGTTCCAGAGTCAGATGTAAAAGGTAAAACATTGATTTATGGTAAAGATGATAATAGTGTTCCTTATTTGCTGCATGGTCTTATAGAGGCTAAATTTAATGCAGAGAGGATTCATCTGGGCTAATGAAAATAAGAACTGGATTTGTTAGTAATAGTTCAAGTAGTAATTTTATTATTGACGGTAGTTATAAAACTGTTTTCGATTTAGCTAAAGCTATGATTAACATCAGAGATGAAGATTATGATGGAGACCCTAAGTACCGATCAGAAATTACTGATATAAATAAGGCTATCAGGGAAGGCAAAGATCCTAATAGTTCTATTTTCTTTATGACTTGTAATTATGATACATACATAAGGAGAATATTTGATCTTTACATCGTAACATCTTGTAATAATCATTCATTTATACATGATTTAGAAGGTATTATTCATTGCCCGACAAAAATAACAGAATGGTTGAAAGAGAATAATTATTTTACTGATTATGATGGCCCTCTACCTTTTACTGAAGAGATTGACACTTGGAAGTTCCAATGCGAAGAAACCTTTTGGTCTCCCAAATATGATTTAGAATTGTCTCGACATGATTATATGGAAGCTCGCAGAGCAGGTAATAAAGATGCTAAAGGATTCTGTAGTGATGGAGATCATTTTTGTGATATGATGGTTCTTGCTTCTAATGGGAAAATTATTTGTCCTGCTTGCTATAAGAGAAAAATAGACGATGAAGAACCAGGAATTGATAATAGATTTGATATTTTAGATTTGTAGGAATGTAAAAATGAAAATAAAAAAATGGGTCATAAGAGGAACAATAAACTTAAAAAAAGCTTAACGACTATGTTAGAAAGCATAGAGGATATAAAGATGGGCAGTATATCTATTGCTCAAAAAGTGTTTTTGGAGATGCAGATGAAGCCACCCTTTTTAAAACCCTTGGTGCTGCAAGAGGAATGCTCACTAAAACAGTAAAATATCAAAAAGAGTATGATCGCTCTCCATATGTAGAAGACTTGCAAATATTAGAAGCTCAAATAACATTTTAGGAATATAAAAATGAAATTTAGAACAGGATTCGTCAGTAACAGTTCAAGCTGTGCTTTTATAGTGAAGAAAAGATATCTTTCTCTTGATCAGATTGACAAAATAAAAAATCACATAGATTATGCTTCAAATAATTTTCCTCAAATTGAAAATGCTAATGAGCATGAGACTTGGGCAATAGAAGAGACAGATGAGCAAATCAAGATGTATACAAGTATGGATAATTTTGATATGTACGATTTTCTTATTGCCATAGGAGTGGACGAAAATCGCATAGAAAGTGAGAACTATTAATATGAAGTTAAGAACAGGTTTCGTAAGCAATAGCTCAACGGCATCTTTCATCGTTAGGATAAAGCAGGATTCTTGGCATAAAGTAAAAGATGAACTTTTTCTAGCTAATGAAGAAGATATCATAAAGCTTGAAGAATATGGTTTTGAAAGAACGAATGCAACTAACCCATTTGATAGTAATGGCACAACAATAAAGACAGGAGATCCTGGCACTGATCATTACATATCTATGAAATATTTTGTGACAAGCAACTATGAGGAACAAGTTGCGTTTTTAGTTAAGAATAATATTCCATTCAAAGCTTCTTGTCATTACGGCCACAAATACATGTCTTATAAAAAAGATTCTGATTACATATTCAAAGCTACCAACTATGGGCTTATTTTTAATATGTATGGAGAAGATCATTTCGATTACTTTACAGAACAAGATATGAAAAATCTTAATTTTAAACCATATCGCAAGATCCCTAAGAGTGAATTTTTAGGAGATGATAATGAGTAAAAAACAAGAAATAGACTGGGGATGGTGGTGGGAGCAGGTTCTACTAGGAGTGATACACGAAAGCGCCTATAGAAAAGCCAGACTTGAAAACTATTATATGCAAAAATGAAAGAAATCACTTGACAAGTGTAACAAATTCCTTATAATGTTGTTTTATAGGGAATTTTTTATGGCCAAACAAAATAAAATATTGTTATTCGGTGGAACATTCAATCCAATCCATAATGGACACTTAATTATGGCTCAGGAGGCTGTAGAAGCCTTCGGTTTTGATGAAGTTATATTTATACCCTCTGCTACACCTCCTCATAAGATAGACGTTCTAAGCGTCTACCACAGGCTAAAAATGGTTAAATTAGCCACTGAAGGAGTAGATTATTTCAAAGTATCAAATGTTGAAGAAAAAAGAGAAGGTCCGAGCTATACATACGATACAGTTATGCATTTTAGAGAAGAATATCCTGATTCTGAAATTTCTTGGCTGATAGGAACTGATTCTATACCAGAGTTAAAAACATGGTATAAAATAAAAGAGTTAGTCCATGAATGTCAATTTATTATAGCGGAAAGAGATCCTTACAAATTCTACAAAGGGCATTCGGGTGATATGTTCGGCTTTATACTTGAAGAATGCGAAGAATTTACAAACGGAGATATTACTAACTATTTTAAACCTTTGGTTAATTCGGTAGTTGAAATCTCTTCTACCGATATAAGACATAGGATAGAGAAGGAAGAAAAGTATGCTGTTAAGTTTTTAGTTCCTGAGAAAGTAGAGAAATACATATATGACCACAACATATACAGATATAAACCCCAAGACTAAACTATATCTTGGAGAATCAGAAAAAGTTATACCAACTTTAGAAGATAACTCAATTGATTTAGCAGTAACTTCACCCCCTTATAATGTGGATCTTGGTAATAATAAATTTAATGATAACCCTTATAATCTATACAACGACAATAAGGATCACTGGGATTATATCCATTGGATGAGAGATGATATCTTTGGGCCAATCTTTTCTAAATTAAAATCAGGTGGAAGAGTTGCTATTAATATAGGAGATGGGAAGAACGGTAGAGTCCCAACTCATGTAGATATCACCCATTTTATGACAAGAGAATTAAACTACCTTCCTATGGCTACTCTTATCTGGAGAAAAAGTCAAATAAGTAATAGATTCTCATGGGGAAGCTATCAGTCTCCAAGTTGTCCATCGTTCCCAAAACCTTTTGAATATATTATGATATTTGCAAAAGATAATGTTAAATTGCAAAGAAAAGGTGAAACAGATATTACAGCAAAAGAATTTAAAGAGTGGGCTTTTGCGGAATGGACGTTTACAGCAGAAACAAAAATGAAAAAGATAGGTCATCCCGCTATGTTTCCTGTCGAATTGCCACGAAGACTTATTAAAATGTTATCGTGGAAAAATGCTACTGTGCTAGATCCTTTTAATGGAGCTGGAACGACAGGAGTTGCTTGTAATGAGTTAGGTAGAGATTATATAGGTATAGAAATGTCAAAAGAATACTGCGATATTACAAAGCATAGAATTGATAATCTAAGACCTAAATCAGAAACAGATATGTTTTCTACTTAGTATTTTTCCATTTTCCCAACGGGCACGTATATCTTGAATCTTTAATTATATTATTGATTAAACGATTGCTTTTATGACAAACTCTTATGCCCCTCTTTCTTTCTTCAGAAGATTGTCTCGATTCGATACAAGATAAACAAGCAGAAGATTTAGAAGTTAGAGGAGATGCTGACGAAATAACAGGTTTCGCACGAGAAGCTAATAATGCCTTTTTTCGAGCTTTAGTTATTTTCGCTGTTTGTTTCTTTATTCTATCTGATCTACTTGGACCTGACCTTGCTCGTCCGCATCCACAACCCATAAAAATTTCCTTATTGAAAAGTGATTGTCATTACTTTATTCTAATTAGAGCATTGTAAAACCTTTATTATATCGGAATAAAAGATGAATATAGAGAGAATGAAAGAATGGATATCAGAGCATAATCCTGACGCTTTACTAGCTGATGGGTTCGAAGATGCTATTATAGGGATTGGTGGACAACATGGAGGTAATAAGGTTGTAATTTATGATAGGGATAGATGTATAGAAATATTAGCTGATCAATATGCTAAAGATAAGGATTGCGAAGACCCTTACCTAGACGCAATTGAATATTTTAGTTATAATACAGAATGTGCTTATGTAGGAGAAAATACTCCCATTTTTATGCAGGGAGTAGATAGTGAATATTAGACTCATGAAAGAAATTATTAAAGAGATGAATGCAAAAGCTGTATTTCTGCCAGAAAGTTTCGACAAGGCTTTGGTAGGAACCGCGGCAGGGCATTCAAAAGTATATGTTGCAAATTATGACGCTGATAAGTGTATAGAAATATTGATGGGACTGCGTGAGATAGGGGAATTAGAAGCATTTGAAGATTTTAAGATGACAGTTGAAGATTGTGCGATAGCAGAAAATAAGCCAGTGTTTACTAGTGATCTTAGAAAAGTAAAAACTCCTCCTCCTTTGGATTTAGACATCAATGGAACTATTGCTGATTTACTTTAAGAACAAACGGTCCAATTAGATACATCTGTGCCTCCGTCTTCTGATAGCGTAGCCCAATAAACAGGTGTGCATAAATCTGGCCAGTCTAAACTATTTACAAAATTGTCAAGTTCATCATAGTATTTAGTGGTAAAATTATTAATAGATCTTACCATTTTTCTTCTATCTGTTTCATAATGAAACCATAATTTAGATTGACGAACAAGTAGGTCCATATCTGCTAAAAGTGCTACAGATGCCTCTGTACCATATCCTGGTTGACTACCATCTCCTATAGTCGTAAGATCTATCATAGCTAATCGAGCTTCTTTTAAATGCGCATAATCTTCTACAATGTCGCTCACAGTAGCATCGATAGCAACTGCCAATAATACGTATGTTTCTTTCCATGTAGCCATATCTTATTATTATTAAAATTTCCCCGAAAAACCTTTATTTTATACTTGAAAGCGAAAGTCTATATTCTATAATGGTGAAATAGTCTAATCGGAGATAAAAAAATGACAAAAATAGGATTCACAGGGACTCGTAATGGTATGAGTCAAGAGCAAGTCGATGCTTTTAAAGAAATCATCAAATCAAAAGAACATGACGAATTTCACCACGGAATGTGTGTAGGTTCAGACAAGCAAGCACATGATATTGCCAAACAAGAAGAAATTAAGATAGTAGGACATCCTCCTACATTTAAAAAATTCATGGCAGAATGTGATTGTGACATAGATATGAAGCCTTACGATTATCTAACAAGAAACAAGAACATTGTAGATGCAACTGATATGATGGTAGCAACTCCTGATTGTAAGGAAAAAGCAAGATCAGGAACTTGGTCAACAGTTCGTTACGCTCGTAAACAGCATAAGAAAATTTATATCATTCATAAGAATGGAAGGGTTACGATAGAATAATGTATACGATAAAAGCAAGATATTATAGTAGTCCTGATCAATTCGGAGAATCATTCGTTATTACAAGTGATAATGGAGATCTTGATATAAATATGCAACCAGGAGCAAAAATAAGAATAGTTCCTGTCTGTCATTGTGGAGAAGATGCTGAAGGAAATTTTGAAGGAACAGAGTATCTTTGTGAAAGTTGTCTTTTTGAGAAAATTACAGGAAATTCTATAGAATGA